CAGCGTTGTCGTATACCCAAGCGTTGCCGTATACCCTAGCGTTGTCGTATACCCTAGCGTTGTCGGATACCCAAGCGTTGTCGTATACCTCAGCGTCGCCGTATACCTCAGCGTTGCCGTATACCCTAGCGTTGCCGTATACCCAAGCGTCGCCGTATTGACTTAAATTTTTTTCACTTGCAATATATCCCCCAACTTCTCCTTTTTCAATTCCACTAAATGAAATTAAGGCCTTAATCCTAAAAAGTTGCACTCCGAAAAATGTAATTGTATCATCTACTAATAGCTCATATTTTTTCATTTTATTGCTCCTTTGGTTGTGGTAGTCCTAGTAAATCTGGTCTAAGACCTACGGGCGCTTGTGTATCAAACGTAAATTTTCTATCGCAATTACGAATGTTTTGGCGTGCGATGTTATTGAATTGATTTCGCCCTTGCTGATAAACGTCAATAATTGCTTGATCCAGTTTTTCTTGTTCTTCTTTTTGTCTTCGTGCTTTCTGTTCGCTATTTGCAATCAATAGCAAAATAATAAACAAGCAAATAATAATTGTTGCAATTCCAAGAAATTGGCTTGCTAAAGTTGGTTCTGTCATTTTTCTTTTTCCTCGTAAATCTTAATTATTTTGTCTTTGTCAGATATAATTTGTAACGCTTGTTGCAGTTTTTCTTCTGTTTCAATCAGCTTACAGTTTTTATCCAACGCAACCAATCGCCAATCAGTGTTGACTTCGATTTTTGTTGTGTTAAAAAACCATTTTGTAAGTTTGTCCAGTAACTTCATGCTAAAACTCCTAATTGTTTTTCTTTTTTCAAGTTTTCCAACATTTCTGGTAATGTTTCTTTTTTAGTACGATAACGATTTCTGCTCTTCCATTTAACAAACAATCGGAAACCTTCATAATTGATAAACACTAGCTTATGTGTTGGATTGTCAATGAACTGTTTAAAATCGGGGTGTTCTCGCATCTCAGTAGCCCAAATTTTAGCAGTTCCAACTGTCAGACCTTCCCACATTTGGCAAAGGTGTTTGTAATCGCCATGAGTTGCTTTTTCGTTAATTCCTACTGGTTTGTAAGTGATTTCTGTTTTAGGCATGGATTTTCCTTTCTTTTTGTGATATAATTTTCTTGAATAATTTTCTAAGTGCCTGATTGCAGTCAGGTGCTTTTTTTGTTTTATCTTAATTCATCTATGCTGATTTCCAACGCATCAGCGATTTTGCATATATTTGGCCAAGAAAGATATTTTACCTTTCCACTTTTTAAATCAGAAAAGAAACTACGGTTGACTCCAGACATCTTAGATAATTGATTGCCATTCAAATTTCTTTCCTGCATTATTCTGTTTAATTGTTCCCACATTTTTACACCTCTAACACTATATGTTGTTTAACATATATATTTATTCAACAATATGTTGTGTTTTTCTGTTATCTATGTTATAATCATTATTGACTGAGACCTCTCACCGTTTTAGTCAAAATTTCGATAGAAAGGAGGTTTAATCATGGGTAAAAATCAGCATGTTGTCCCTGCCAAAAATGGTGGTTGGAACGTGAAAGGTGCTGGCAATTCAAGAGCAACTGTTCATACTACTACAAAGAGTGAAGCTACAAATATTGCTAGACAAATTTCACGAAATCAAGGTTCCGAACTAATCATTCACGGCAAAGATGGAAGAATTCAAAGCCGTGACAGCCACGGTAAAGATCCATTCCCTCCTAAAGGCTAGTCATAATTTGGTCTTAGTCTTACAACATATCCTGTAGCAGACGTTACATCATCTAGTGTGACTTCTGCTATTTTTTTCGCTCCATCCTCTGTTTCAACAATTAGCCGTGTATAGAAGCGACTATCTAAAATGTTCATCAGATTTGGTTTGAAACTATACGGATATCGTCTTGGTCTCATTGTTCCTCCTTTGTATTTATTTTTTCTACCCTCTCTTTTATTTATTTAGAGAAGTAGGACTTGTTGTTAGTTAATATTTATTGTTATTTAATACTTGTTGTTAGTTAATATTTATTAGTGCCTTATTTTACTGATTTGTAAAATACAGATTTGTAAAATACAGATTTGTAAAATACAGATTTGTAAAAGTCGGAAATGTAAACATCAAACTGTGGATAACTTTTGTAAAGCATCTTCTAATCTCTGCAGCATAATCTCAAATTGAAAATCAGTAATTTTGGTATCTGAGAAGAATCTGAAAGCCTGAACTCCTCTACCTTTACCGAGGCTTTTTTTGACAACTCGCATATAACCAGCATCCTCTAGTTTTTTTAGATGACGGTCTATCATGTCACGACTAACATTTAATCGTTTAGCTATTTCCTCTGGATAGACAAGCCAGTTTTCTTTATTGCTGAGAATAACCATCAATATTCCAATCGTGGCAGGTTCAAGTTCTGGATCTCTCAGAAAATCGTTTTTTACTGCTGTATAATCATCAGTTGCATTTCTGAAAGATTAGTTGAACATTCAAGTTTTTAAAATCTGTCATAATTTCTCCTTTCTAAATTTGGTATAATGAAAATAAAACGAGGTGATTTTGATGTTTAGTTTGATTGATATTTTGAATGTTTCTGCTGCATGGATCGGAGCCATTACTGGTGTTGTTAGTTTGATTTACTCTTTGAAAGTCAATAGAGTGAAATTAAACATTTCTAATTTCCGTAAAGCAAGAATGAACGAATACTCTTGCTATCAGTACAGCTTTGTTTTGTCTAACCAATCAAATTCAGATATTTTAATCAAAAATATCCAACTGTTTGACAAAAACGGAAAAGAAATTTTTGACAACGGATTTAATCCAGCCACTGCTATTCCTGAGAAGAAACCAGATCCATTTGGTTTGGTTAGCGGTACGCAGACATTATTTAATGTTGATTGGTACTCTGAGCCATTTGAAGATGAGATAGAATTAAATCCATACTCATTCTATAAGTTGTCATACTACCTAAACGAACCACCGCATACTATCAAGATTAAAACCAACAGACAAATTCATTATCTTTCTAAAAATAAATCAATCCATCCTGTCTTTAATAAAGCAAAATAGATTTATTAAAGCACAAGTTACATTCACGATTGTCACTATGATTAGAGCAATATCGTTCATTATTTTTTCCTTTCTAACCTTTGAGAAATGATTTCTATATCTAAGTCGTCCAGTCTCAACTGGGGGACTTTTTGATTCAAACGAGCTTCGATAGCTTGGTTAATTTCAAATCATTCACGTATTGTAAATTGGCTTCTGAATTTCAGGAATTCCTTTATTGTTTCTTTCGTTCTTTCTTTCATTCTGTCCTTCTTTCTATGTTCATGCTTCATGAACTTTATATTTAAAAAAATATGCTGGAATATCTTTTGGATTAACTTCTAAAATTTCAACTGCTTTTGAAATTTCGTTATCTTTCCAAGATACCTTGTTATTCAACTTCAACGAGATACTGCGTTCAGATACGCCCATAGCGTTAGCAAATTCTGCTTGCGTTCCGAATTTTTCAGTAATTCGTCCTAACAATTTTGAATAATCGTTACTCATATATTCTCCTTTCTATGTTCATGTTTCATGAACTTTTTATGTATTAAGTATATCATGCTCCGTGAACTTTGTCAACAACTTTTTTCATTTTTGTTGAACTTTTTATTTTTATTTTTCGTTTTATGTGTTATAATATAGTAGAGATAAGGAGATGAACGCAATGAGAAAATATGAAACATCTGATAGGTTAAATCAGTTAATGGCCGAAAGAAACTGGAAGCAAGTAGATATAATCAACAATTCAAAGAAGTTTCAAGAAAAGTTGGGAGTACAACTTGGAAAAAGTGCTTTATCTCAATATGTGAATGGTGTTCAAGCACCAGACCAAAAGAAACTATCTTTACTAGCTTTGACTTTTGATGTATCTGAAGCATGGCTTATGGGTTATGACGTTCCAAGAGAACGTGAAAGTGTAGTTGAGAAAGAATATACCACTTCAGACCTACGAAAAATGGCTGAAAATGCTAAAACTTTTGACGGTAAGCCGTTAAATGAAGACGATATTGAAGCCATTCAAAATATTATAGAAATATACTTGAGCGGTAGAAAATGAGCATCAATGAAATTTGCGAAAAATACGGGGTCAAGATTGAATATTTCGATAAAGACTTATGGAATCGGAACGGCATCTATATTGACGAAATAAAAGTCGTGTTTGTGAGTAAGGACTTAGCACCAGAAAAACAAAAACAAGTCATATTGCATGAGTTAGGGCATATAGACCATACTGAAAGAGAATACCAAAACGCGCTGATAAGGTGCGAGAATGAAGCCAATCGGAATATGATTCATCACTTGCTAGAAGATGCGCTTGACGGCTTGGAAAGTCCGGAAGATTTTAATTATCTAAAATTCATGGAATACTATAATTTAAAAACCACGACTGACGAGGTAATGGTAAAAGAAGAATATCAAGCCTTATTAAATTAGTTATTTAATTTACGGATTTAAAATCCGAAAAAACAAAAGGAGAAACAATATGGGATTGTTTAGTTCAAAAAAGGCTACTAATACAGAGCCTAAAAAATCAAAAGCGCAAATTTATCTTGAAGAACGAGGAATAACTGACCTTTCTTCAAAAAGTCATAGACAAGTCAATAAAATTGCTTCTGACCTTGCTGGACTTGTCTTATGAAAGCGGGACTTGCTCTATCATTCGGAAAAGCTGAAGAACAAGCGAAAGTAGGCTATTTGTCTGCATTGGTTGAGCAAAACTGGATTTTGATTGAACAAAATCAGCAAATTATCAACGAATTAAAAAAACTAAACGAGGGGAAAACTGAGTAAATCAAGAAAAAAATCCCACGCTCTGAAAGTTTGGCGACTGCGAGCGTGAGATTATCTAGTATAAAAAACAACCATTAAAAAGGGTGTTTTCTTATACTCTATTTTATCAAAAATAGGGGGTAAATACAATGAAAAATACAAATAAAGTAGCTATATACGTTCGTGTATCTACTGCTATTCAAGTGGAAGAGGGTTACTCAATCGATGAGCAAAAAGACAAGCTAGAAGCCTATTGCAAAATCAAAGACTGGAAGATATATGACACTTATATAGACGGCGGTTTTTCGGGTTCAAACACAAAACGCCCCGAACTTGAGCGATTGATAGATGATGCAAAAAGAAAAAGATTTGATATTGTGCTAGTTTACAAGTTAGATCGCTTGAGTAGAAGCCAAAAAGACACGCTTTTTCTAATCGAAGACGTATTCTTAAAAAATGACGTTGCTTTTATCAGTTTGCAAGAAAATTTTGATACTTCTACACCTTTTGGCAAGGCTTCAATCGGTATGCTTTCAGTATTCGCCCAGCTTGAGCGTGAGCAGATAAAAGAAAGAATGATTT